AAGATGTTGAAGTAGTGCAACGGATTTTCTCCCCTTCTACAACAACAAATAGTACATGTTCCTGATCAGCAGTAATGAAGTTATGGCCACCAAAAACCTCCCGACGAAGTCGGAAGTAAAAAGATGTACCAAGTTACTACATGACTGCCGTCGCCGATTACGATTTAACCGTCGCAACCGTCACAGGGGCCATTCCTGTGCGAATTTCGGTGATTTTTGCCTAAATAGGACTGTGGTAAATTCTAACCACCCTTTTCTGTATCGGGGGTCGGTCCCCGAATGCGGTTCCCCATTAAGAAATGGGTATGTGCCCTTCACGATACATGATTGGGGCTCCTAAGAAGAAGAACGCATTGAAATCTTCTCCTGCTGCCACAAAGCATGGAGCGTACTCCAGATCTGCTTGTGGACTTGTTGACATGACTCCCTGTAAAGTCCAGCCAGGCTGCAATTTGTCAATCACTGACGGATTGTCGAGCCTCTTCGCCGGTGTGAAACGTCGGTTCTTATAGTACGGAACCTCGAACATCACCGTCGGGTTTACTGCTGAGCTCTGATAAAGTTGACCATCGAAAGTATCACTAAAAGTGATGTGATCTACTGTCAGTGCTGCTTGTCCTGCGGGAGTCGTAGACGCATCCGATATTGGTGCCCATCGGTCGTAGCAAGCGGGTCCGTCAGCGTCACGTGTGACCGTAACACTTGAGATTCCGCCGCTGTAATCGTTAAAATGCGTCATGTCAACCATCCATCGAATGGATCCTCTCCAGCCACCAAAAGCTGGAACCAGATAATTCAGCAAAGTCGTGTGTCCGTAAACATATCGGTCTTGACCGGAGTTCACAGAAAAAACGACAGGATTGTCTGTAAAAGCTGTAGGATCTGTATAACCTATTTGATAAGGAAAGGCGTATCGCTGAGCAGCAACGCGTGCCAGCACCCCCGGTGTCAAAGTACTACCAGAGATGCAGGAATGCCTGCTGTAGCGTTTCAATAATTGTCGGAAAGAGTGGATGGACTCACCAAAATATACCAAATTGGTTTCGTCAGTCCGCGAGACAGTGTTCGCAGCCTGGTTCAACGTCGTAACGTGAGCCGGGCGCGAATCTTGTGTCGGTTCTTCCGATTCGCCTGCATGAGGTTCTACATCCTCGATGGGAATTTTATTCTCCTGTTCCTCCAGGCACTCAATAGCTTGCGGTGCTGTTAATGCGCCAACCGATCTTAGCCGAAGTCTGCCCATGATCTCAGCATCGGGGACTGCTACTTCAAAATCGTCCCCTGCAGAGATGAAGACATTAACTTCAATGTCGTTGTTGACTGTGCTGTTTGGCACTGTGAGTTCATTTACGACATACACGGAAAGCGTTCCATTTCCGACTAGGTCATCTGGAGTTGTTGTTAGGACTGGGGCTGTGTTCCACATTTGTGTTTGCGTTGCCAAACCGACGGAGAAATGCTCTCGGTAAGGATCTCTTTGTCCCCATCCAACTGCGAATTCAAAATCGCTGTTGTCGCTGATGTCCACAATAGTAGTGTAAGCAGTGTTATATTCTGCAGTACCTCCTCGAGGTGTACCAGTCGGATCGTATACAATCTTAACACGACCTTTATGATATTTGGAACAAACAAACTGAAATCGATATTTCAAAGTTCCCCTCCAGTACTTGAACGGCACTGTCGCAAAACAGACAGCGGGCATGTGCAGTTCATTTCCTTGCTTGTAGTGAACACATGGATCCACAACGTGGTTCCACAACAACTGTTCTTGCTTCGTCCCTAAAGCCCACGGGAAATTGGCCATCCAACTCTCGCGTGAAGCAATGCTTTTGATCGTTAATTCGTCGGACCCATCTAGGCCAACAGTTCTCGAATCCAGTGTTAGCTCCTGTTTACAATCTACAGTGAGCTTGGCACTTTCATTCGGCTGATTTGTCGTAGCCAAGTTAGCTGCCGTCACAGGACGGATCTGACTCGACTCCAACATCACAGGAGAACTATAGCCAAAGAGGGTTGCGATTGCACCAACTGCGCCAGCGCCGATTTCGGTGGCGCGTGCAAAAGGACCGATCCAAGGGACTTGCGTCAAATAACCCGCAGCGTTAGCCACGGCACCGGCAATTTTAGATACCGGCTTTGTTCCGTATTCATCTGCTTGGGGCGCGATAGCTCCAGGTTCAAAATTGGTTGGGATTGCGAATTTAACATCCTCTGCCCAAGCGAATACGTTTACGGTGACCACATCAGTGGCTCCATTGGCATGTTTCAATTCTTGCATGCTATGGATAACCATCTCACCCATTTTACGCCAATCCATTGCTGTCACATCCCACACATTGTGGTACGTAAAGAATGGTAGCAACAATTCTCCGCCTTGAGAATTGGTGGGGTCCAAATAAACATGAGGTCGTTGGCTTGCAGCTACTACATCTGCATTTAAGAAAGCTCTGTCGATCGTTAGCGTGTCATCCGCTGGAAGTGGATTGTACGCACAGATCGCTCGACCATAGTGGAAAGCGTTACCATTTAATGTGAATTTCACATGGAGTTTCGCTCTCATAAGTTTGTAATTGGAGATACGGTTGATCACGCGAGAATTTTCAAAATAGTCTGACCATGGGTTAAAACGTTCGGAGAGTGTTCCTCCTACTGCCCAATCGATCGACCTAATTCTCAATGGACGACTGAAAAATTCGTCAAGGGATGCATCACTCGTAAGAGCGGCATCTCGGATATGATCAATATCACCAGCTGTCTCTGCCATAAACCCAGGATGAGTATCAACAAATTTCACGTTCTGGGTTGTCTGCTCCGTACTCGGAGTAGAGACATTCAATTCCTCTGACTGAGGTTCGACGTCTTCAAAGTACACACGTCTTTTCTCTCGAACTTCTTCGATTGTCGGCCAGTCTAACGCTAGATCACACAAAATTGCGTAAATAACATAACCTGTAAACGAAGCGAACAACCCCCATAGAGGATGGGGTTGTCCAAGTTTCGCACTGTCCAGTGCTTGGGGCCTTACTTTGCCACCCAATGATGTCCAGGCACTCCCTGGAGAAGCCAGCTTCGGACACTGGAACCCATATAAATTATTAAACATAGGAAAATTATAAACTATTCTGCAAATGTACAAAATTGCAAGCGTGCTAACGCTTATGAATTAAAAGAAAAAATGAAAATATAG